AACTTTGACTAGAATCTCGCCGTGTTCGAGTTGCTTCTTGTATATGTCGGCCTGGGTAATGCGAACCGAAGTAGTTTCTTCGGCCATGTTATAGAGCTGCTATCTCTTCTTCTGTTAGTCCTAATGCAGCAAGTTTTGCAAGTGCAGATTGCCTAGCTTCTATCTTTGCCTGTGCTTGTGCTTCGACTTCTGCCTGTTCAGCTTGTCTAGCCAAATAAGAGTCATACTCTTCGTCGGTCATCTCTCGAACAAGGTCATCTATTTGAATGTTTGGTTTTGTCATTATGCCTTCTTGTATCCGTAAACTCGTATAGTTCCACCAGTCATAGTTCCGGTGTTAAGACCTACTGTGAAACCTGTGTATGAATCTGATGTGTTTAAGAAACCGCTTGTGAAGCCACCGTTTGCTGCTGTGTTTTGACGAGCGTAAGGTGCAGAAATTGATGTTCGAGCTGCCAAAAAAGGAGCGGTTACATCTAAGTTCATAGATTGCCCAGCTGTGTTCAAAGCTCCAACTAAAGTAAAAGCCGATCCGTTATTTACTCCAGAAGCCGAAGCGGTATTAGTCGAATAAACGTTGAATAAAGTTCCGCCATAATACCCAGTAGTTTGTGATCCTAATTGAAAAGTAAAAGTTGAATCAGCACTTCCTACTCCGCCAGTTATTGTGATTTTGTAATTTTCATAGTCAGCACTAAAGACATCACTAACAACAGCTGTTGAAACTGCTGAACCAATAGTTTGTGTCTTGATAAGAGTCAATCCAAAAGGACTTACCCAATCAGAACCGTTGTAGCTTTGATAAAGGTTTACATCCTCTAAATAAGTAAGCTGTCCTTCTACTGGAGAAGTAATTGCTGCAGCCCTCGTTGCAGAACTGCTAAAGACTGCGGTGGATTGATCCATCAGATACGTGTTAACGTCGGATGCCGGAAGAACCGATCCGTTTGTAAATACTTTGTAAGCCACTAGGCTTCCTTCCATAGTTCGAGTGTCGTGAACCAGTTATCTGGATCAATGCGATGAGAGACCTTGATTATAGTGTAGAATCCGACGATGTCTAGTTGAGTATTAGTATAGCTGACACCTACCGTCATTCCCGGTGTAAACACCGCTGCGTTTGTCAAGTCTCCAAGCCTATCGATTGCAGGTGTTTGAACCCGGTTCACTTGGTTTGCTGATCTGTGATTGAATACCCGGTTTGCCCAGTTGTTTAGCTGTGCAAGGGTTGTGGTGTTTAGTGTTACGTCAATAGCTGCTTCGCCGTATAGGTCAATAGAATCTTGATCCTTGCGGACTGTAAAGATTGTTGGGTCTGACTCTAGAAAAACTGTCAAGGAGTTATAGACCGAGTCCGCGTCAGAGAAAACGTTTATCTCGCTCATGCAGAGATGATAATCGTCTCCGTGATTGTTGCCAATTATGTAAGTCGTTGGAGTTCCAGCCTGGACTCCGGTGCGATGGATAACTACTAATTCTTCGGTATCTTGATCTAGCCAAACTAAACCGTTACCAACCTGGAGAGCTTGGTTTACTATAGAGCTGACTAGAACGTTGGTCTCATCGACTACTGGAATCTGACCTCCTACATGGTAAGACTCCGGCGATAATCCTAGACCGCTCTGGATACCAATTAGCTCCCAGACTTCGTCTACGTGAATGTGAGTTCCATAGCTGGTAGTATCCCAAACTGCAAACCTAGAGTTCACCAAAGACTTGTAAGCATCGAAGCCTGTGATTTGAATAACGTTAGGGCCATCCGGGAAGTAGGTCACGTCGATAGTGTCAATAAAGCCTTGGAATAAGATTCGGTCTATTTCATTATCTTCCAGGCGAATCCGAAACTTAGTGTTAGCTCGAATGTTTTGATTTACCGTTGGATCTAATTCATAGCTTTGAAGAGTTAGGTTAGCCGTGGCTGGTTCTGGTTGGAAGAACACGGTGTCTTGAAGAGATCCACCAACGGAGATAGTTGCACTTGCAACGGAGCATGTTACTTCTTGCCACTTTAGACCGGAGCTTGGAGCAAGAACGTCATCTCCACCTAGAAGGGATACTCCCAAAGTGAACTCACCGAAGCCACCAAGAACATCCGTTCCACCCAGCAAGCTAATTCCAAGAAGAAAGGAGTTGCCTTCTTCGTCCGGAGTTAGAAACTCGACCTTTAGGTTCTGATCAATAGCAAAGTTAGGAATCATCGCGCTCTAATTAGATTCGTTCCACTTGCCCGGTTAGCCCGGTTAATTGCGTCTGCAATTGCTGTAGCTGTCGCGTTAGTTTGAACAGTTATGTTGTTATTGATTACCGGAGCTGGTGCTTGGAATGCATCTCCAAAGAGTCTGCCTCCTTGCTGGAATCCAGAACCAGCAAAAATCTGTGACTGTTGTCCAAGTGTTTGCCCTTGCATAAATCCACCTGCAGCTGCACCAACTCCTGCAGCACCTAGAACTCCAGCTCCTGCAATTCCGGCTGCTCCGGCTGCACCTGCTACGGCTGCAATACCCGCTGCGGTCTTGTAGGCCGTCAAAGCTCCGGTAGCTAAGTTCCACGCTGCGGTAACTCCAGCGATTGCAGCAACCATTGGCAATAGCCAGTCTTTGTTTGCTTCAACATAAGCAACAGCTTCGATTATAGATTCAATAATGGCAACTATGCCGTCCACGATTTCCTGGAGCTTTGCTTGACCTTCTGGGGTAGCTAACCAATCGGAGAACTCATTTAGAATTGGAAGTAAAGCCATTCCAACTTGCTCTTGCATTTCGCCAAAAATAATGTTCATCCGCTGGTAAGGGTCTGTATCGGCAGCCGCTTCTGCAGCTCCAGCAAAGGTCTTCTCTAGTTCACTTAGCGGATCATCTACTCCTCGAAGCGAAGGGATGAGCTTTAGAAGAGCGGTGTCCTGACCTGCCAGGGACTTAGCCATAGCTTGCGTTACGGAGTCTAGGTCTTTACCAGTTGCAGCGGAAGTATCTAAGGCAATTTGAAGATAGCGATTTGACTGGGTAACGTCCCCGGTTGCTATAAATAGCTTTTGGAATGCTGGTCTTAAAAAGTCATCGGCTACGGAAGTTTGAAGCTGCATGGCCTTTATGGATGCTTCGGCTTCTGCTACGGTTGCAGCGGTAGCCTTCCCGGTGTTCTCCATAGCAATAGCTAGAAGTTGCTGGGACTTGACATCCTCGACGGCTGCCTTTGCAGCTTGCTCGAATTGGTCTTTGATAAACCCTAGAGAGAACCCGACGCCAATAGCGCCTAGAGCTTTGACCATTCCGCTGGAGATTGCTTTGGTTGTTTTGTTCAGCCCGGCAAGACTACCTTCTGCGCCTTTAGTTGCAGCGGTAAGTTTCTTGAACTCTCCGAGAATCTCTACGTTTAGAGCTAAAGTTCCAGCCATGCTAATCCTTTTTCAAAGTCTTTATGAACGCTAGATACTCGTTCAAAGTTAGAGCCTTGTAATCCTTAGGGCTAATATTGAAAGCCCGGCAGAACTCCGCCATGCGTTTGGCGGATAGCTCCCTTATTCTTTTTTTTCTTCATCACCCTTGATCATGCCAAGAGCTTCTTTCAAACTTATCTTTTTAGCGTCTTCCATTTTATAGTTAGGGTTATTCCTTTTTTGGACTACCCAAACGAAGGCTGCTAACGCTTTCCCCTTAGGCTTGCCGTTGCCAAACGCTTCATCGATACTTGAATTAGTCAAGTTCTCGATTAGCTCTACTTCTTCTAAAGTTAGGCTCTCGAAGTCAAATTGTTTCATCTATGTTCTCCTTATTTATTTGAATACTTCTGGAATAGCTTTTCTATGTTATCGAAGAAGATCTGGTAAACCTGGCTTCTAGTGCTTGTTAAGGCATTACTAAAGAATGGTCTAGGCCTAATGTTCTTAGGCTGAAGGTTCTTCTTATCGTAATTCCAACCAAAGTGAATCGGGTTAGCGTAGGGAACTCGCGTATTGTTACCTGCACTAACTACTACTTTCCTAGCTATTTTTTTAGCTTTGATAGTGGCCCGAAGTGCTCCGGTTCTTACCGGAACTAAGGATCGCGCCCTGTTTGCTACAAGCTCACCAGCTTCTTGAGAGGCCAAACCGATTTCCGCGGATGGAACCCCAATAGCCCGAAGTGCTCGTATGGCTTCATTTAAGCCAACGACCTTAATTCCGTCAGCCATGATTAAGCTGTTGTGTCTACTGTAACTCCGTAGTAGATGTCAGAAGCAGGAGTGTGTGGGGTGCTCTTGACTGTCAAGGTCACGCTAAAGGTGGATATTTCGTTGCTGTTTAGCGATAAAGGTGGCAGCTCATCGAATGTAACGACTCCGGTGTAGTGTGGCTCACTCGAAGAGGCTACTGCGTTTCCGTTAGGTGCAATTGTAAAGTTTGCGGTTGCACCAAAGTTATCCCAAAGGACACGGTAAAGGCTGGATGAATCTCCAGAAGTAATTCCGTCAAGTTGTAGTGACCATTCACCTCCGACTCTAACCTCGCAGAATGTCTGAACGTCTCCAGGAGCATCTCCTAGTGTTAGTTCAACCATGTTTGCGTCGCAAGCGTATTCGGTAGCACCGAACTTGAATAGGATGTTTTGAGCTTTGATTCTTGTAGAAGCTGGCATTTAGCTGACTTCCTTTCTAAAGTGTTATGTCTAGCTGGACGAATAAGTTCGTTGCTAGATACTCGGCGTTATTTGTTTGTAAATTGTAAGGCTGATTGACCGAAGTTATCCGAACGTATTTCAACGGTTCGATAGCATTCAGAACATCCTCGATGAGCTGATCTAGGTTTTCCGTTGCCTTCTTGTTAGTCGCAGTAGAAGCTACCAAAACTAATTCAAGTCCTAGACTCCATTCGCCAAACTGTGCGGTCTGCAAGTAAGGCTGCGCGGAGTTGATGATGACGATTGGAGGGGTTATACGCTCCGGGATGTATTCCAGAACATTCAACCCTGCGTCCGCTAATTCAAGTTTGAACTCGACCTTAGTGGCGTTTATCTCGCTCATACCGCATAGCCTACGTATCTTTGAAGCAACGGGTAAACCGCGTTCATAGGATCCTTGGCTACTCGGATGGGAGCACCATCAAAGCTAGCGAATTGAGCAACACCGTTAGGAGCGCTGCGACGGTGGAAGAGCTCCGAGCTTGTTATTAGAATCGCCTGATCTTCAAGAGACTCCGGAACGGTGTCTACTTCTCCGATATAGGTCGAAACTAAAGCAGAACCAGCGGTCAAACATTCCTGGGGGAATGTAGTCTCATCGGTTCCAACATAAGCCTGGAACTCTGCCAACGTCACGGACATTTATAGACCTACTAAACGATGTCTAGTTTGACTAGAGCGTCTGCGAACGGAATGGTGATTGCCATGTATCCATAAACGCTAATTGAGTCGGTTAAGGTTGTGATGTCATCTGCACTTAGTCTTACAGGTGCGCCAGGAGACTCTAGAGTCTGAATGGCTGCGCTGTTAGCCATGTATCCAAGGTTGGTTCCGAAAGCTGGGTCTACGATGATTGGTAGACCGAATAGCTGACCAGATAGACCTGGGATGTTAGCGGATCCGATGTTGTTTACTCCAGCGCCGTTTACTAGCACTACTGGACGTCCATCTTCTCCGGCTGCCTGTAGAAGCAACTTGTAAGCACCAGTTCCAACCATAATGGCTTCTGGACGTAGTCCAGTCTCTTTGAAGATGTAAGCTGATGCATCCGCAATTCCACCGATAAGAGCTTCTGCGGTTCCTGCGGAAACGTCGAAGGTCTTTCCGGCGTAGCTTTGAGCCTCGATTAGATCTACTACAGCCTGGTTAGTTGTGTTCGCGTAAGCAATAGATAGAGCGCGAAGAGCGGTGTCTAGGTAGTTTACTGATGAACGCTGAATGGTCTGCTTGGACATCGAAGTGTAGCCACCGTAGGTTACTACGTTAGCTGATACTGAATCGATAGTTAGGTTTCCGAAGGATAGCTCCTCGTTCTCTGGAGACTGAACTCCAACTGCAAGAGTGTTAGCGGATACCTGTGCATACTCAACGGTAAGTCCTGCAGCTGGAAGTGCAGCGCGAGAGAATGCCGAAAGAGTTGGACGGTTGGTGTTGATTAGGTTATCGATGTAACCCAAGAAGCCTGGTAGGGCAACTGTGTCTGCAGAAGTTGAAGCTGCACGGGCAAGAGCCTTAGCGTCTTCGTCTCCGGTTAGAAGACCTTTTGCGAACTCGCCTTGTGAGCGGAACTTGTGTGTAGCTGGTGTTGCAATTTCGACGGACTGACCTGCTTCGATAACTCGGCGCAATTCTGCAACCTCGTCCTGAACGGTGCGAACGTCAAGTTCAATGTTTTCCATTGTTTCACTTTCTGTTTCATTAGGAGTCTCTGCTACCTCTTCAACCTCTTCGGTCTCGGACTCGCTACGGACTTCGGTTATTTTTGCGCCTTCAAAGGCTGGGAATGGGACTACTGAAACTTCCAGTAAAGTTACCTCTTCCCTTACTATCGTTTGACCTTCCTTGCGGTCTTTGACCGGGTAGAAGCCAACCGAGAATCGGTTTAGGACATCGTCCTGTAGTAATGTGTAGATTTCGTTTCCGCGTGGAGTATCGCTAATTTTTGCAACGATTTCATAACCTTCTTCGGTATCGCGTCCTTCGACAACTTTACCAATTGGTTCTTCGTGACCGTAGAACAACTTGACGTCCTCGATGGTCTTGATAGCTCCAGCTTCAAAACGTTCCTTGGTGTTCCCGTTTAGTTCAATCTCTTGACCGTATGGAACTGCAAGTCCGACAATGGTTCGCTCTTCGGTCTCAACTAAGCGAGCTTGGAACTCGCGTGTAATCATTTCAGACATCTAGTCCTTCTTTCGTTCTGACCTCTTCGGCGGTTAGGATACCGGCTGCGATTGCGGTCTGGTAGTAGTTGTAACGTGCTGCCACATCTGCCTTGAATAAGTGCTCGAAGTCAAACTCGACCCGGTTGCCTCTTGGTAGACAGTTGCTAAGTGCGTCGGTGATTGCGTCGGTGTAAGCCATAAGTGTGTGACGGAAGAAGACCTGGTTCTCATCTTGCAAGTTTGTGTAAGTATCGGATGATCCAGGAACGGATGTAATTAGCAACCTCGGAGGGATACCAAATAGCCTGGCAATTGCCTGTGTCTGCTGATCCTGAACTTCGGTGAATAGTGCATCTCTAGGTGAGAGTGCTATCTGCTGGTAATCAAAACCATTAGCTAGAACTGCAACTTGACGGTTCTGTTGCTTGTTGTGCCAGTTGTTAGTAACTTCGTCGGCCTCGGCCTTGTTCAACATCTGGTTAGTCTTTAGAACTCCAGTTGGAACTCCGGCTGCGGTAAACCAGTTCAAAGCGTAGTCGCGTAGATCTAAAGCTGCGCTAATGTCTTTGTGGCATGAAGCGATTGGGGCAAGTCCAAGTATCTGACCGGATTGGCTAAAGATTCTAAGGTGCTCGATTTCGCGCTTGGTGTAACGCTTGCCCAAGTAGTCGTAAACGATTGTGGAGTAATCGATAGCTCCGTCGATAGTCTTTGGGTAAGAAGGCATAACCGAAGCTGCCGGAAGAATAGTTAGGTTGTTTACTTGACCGTTAGATCCATACTGCTTATACCAGTAAGCGTTGCCGAATAAAGCTAAATCCAATACCGTCTGGAATAGGAAGTCTTTTCGGTTCTGATCTAGTGAAGGGTTGTTTACTAAAACTGGGTTCTCAACCTTTAGCTCGACTCCGGTAGCGAATCGGTAAGTGTTTATTGTCATCTTGCTAATCGGAGTTCCGATGATCTGAATTGCACGGTAAACCGCGGTCAAACTTAGAGCTGTGTTAGGCGTGACAATAGAAGGTTGTCTGGTTGGGATAGTTGGCTGGGACGCGCGAACTTCTGGTTTGCGACCTAAGAGCCTGTCAAGGATAGTTGCCATTTGGAGTCAAGGATACCATAGACCACCGACTAGAACACGCCTATTGTTGCGTGTGGTGCGCGTGAAGAAACGTAGAGTGCGAACACCGTTGCCATTACTGCGTCGATGTCTCCAAGTGATTCCTTACGAGAGATAAACCAATTCTCTCCCGTGTATTTAGCAACTCCGTTAGGCATTTGCGCGACCAGGAGGGGATCGTTGTTGTGCCTAACGGAGCCGTTACTAAACATAGCGAAGACAGTTGAGCATGCTGACGAAACTTCTTTGTTCCATAGATTCCAGACTGGTAGCCCGGAGTTCTTAAGTCTCTTGGCTAGACCAGTTAGCTGGCGATCATCCAGCACTATCGCTCGCGGACTGTGTCTGCTATAAAGAGATGTTAGCTCATTGAATAGTTGTTCTTCATCAGGCTTGACCAAAGACATAACCAATTCGGTCTCATGTAATCCCTCGATGTCGTTGGCATAAGCTATCGTTCCGTGTCCCCAGTTTGTAGTGATGTCCACGGAGAACACTCCACCAGTTAGGTTGGTAACTCCACGTCCAGTTGCAGCTCTAAAGATGTCTCCTGGTAGCCATGAGTTTGTAGATCCGGCGATAAATTGATTTAGTCTGTATCTTCTCGCTTCGTGTTCTGGAATTGTCTTTAGATCCGAGATCACTTGCTCCATCCCAATACGACCTGCAGCCACCGATGGGTTAGCTGCCATGATTGCCTTCGGATCATCGACCTTAGCGTTCTCCGGTGCTTCCCATAAGAAGAACCCAAAGCGTTCTAAATCGGTAGCTCCGTTCGCTGCAGCCTTGCCTGATTTGTAAAGGTCAATTAGAGTCTTCGAGTTCTGATCTCCAGCGGTCGTGATTCCAACGACAATTCCATCCTTACGCTGTGATGTTCCAAAAACGGCTGCAGACCACATTCCTTCTTTAGCTAAGTGAAGCTCATCGAATAGACAGAAGCTAATCGGGATACCTTGGAGAGCTGCTTCTTTAGCTGCCTTTACGTCATAGCGTCCACCTCCGTCGGATGTCATGATTCCACGGGTCTCTGTAGCTCTCTTGAATCTTTTCTTTAAGAATGGGTTCGAGTTGATAACGTAAAGAACCCGGTTGTAAACGATGTTCGCCTGATCGGTGCTCGAAGCTAGTGAGATACATTGGGGTCCGACCTCGTGCATTAGCAAGCTATACAGTCCAAGGATTGCAGCGAGTAAGGATTTACCGTTCTGCCTTCCCATGCTTACGATTACTTGGCGATACCTAAGTCTGCCTGGGTAAGTTGGATGGTCGGCTGGGTAGCGTTCCAGTATTGCCCGGAGCAACCACTTCTGCCATTCGTCTAGTTCTAGTCCGTCTGGACTCTCCGGGCTACTCCACGCGATCTTGGCGAACTCAATGAGCTTATCCCCATCAGTAACAAAGTCATCACTAAGAGGAGGCGTGTAAGTAGCCCGGAGAGTCCAGACGGACTAG